CGTTTAGAGGATATGTGGACATTTGGCCAATGTGGGAAAGAACTGTAAGTGTTTTTCCCACGCCTGCGCGATCACCTAGAATGGCATATTTACTATACAGAGTTTCTCTGCCGTGGCGATATCCTGTTTGAAAGGAAATCTCTTTCTGGCGCATCACTTCAATCGTGGCGAGTTGATGAGGGCGAAGAGGGGTTTTTATATGAGAAGGCTGGGTGGCTCTTGGGGAGGTGTGTCCAATAGAATCTGAAATTATTTGTTGTAATAATTCTAGATTCTGGCGTATTAGACGTACATTCGTCATTTCTAGGGAAGGATAATTACCCGGGTTTATGCGTCTGCGAAGAAGCTCCTGAGGGCTTGACTACGGATAAAATGATTCAATTTATATTTTGTTTCTTTCATAAGCGGATTATTGGATTCGCGGAGCTTCTTCTTATCAAAGGTGTTCTCGCTATGACTTATAACTAACATGACCTTCATCGGATCCAGTTGTATCATCGGATTCGAATAGTTGTCCAAGAAACTTCTTTCTTCAGCGTGCGTAACTGTCTCGTCATACGTATGACTGTTGGCATATGACTTTCTCCAGGCCATTGTGCCATTTGTTGCATGGTTCTTATTATATGGGCCGAGAGAGTAGATCTTCTTGTTATCTGTGTAATACATGTAGATTAGAGAAGAACCGGCTAGTTCAATTGTCTTATTGCGGGCGAAATTCACCACGGCCGTGCTAACACGCTCTGGAAAATAGAAATCGTCGTCGTCCATGGCCACGATTATTTCGCCCTTTGCCTCTCGGTTGAGTATATTGCGCTTTGCTCCAATGAGAAGCTTCGTGGGATGTTGAATATAACGAATATTCGGGATAGTTTTGGCTGCCTCGTCAAAAATACTTTTGACACAATCGTCACCGTCGTCCAGAATAATCCACTCCATATGTTCTTTCGGATATGTCTGCGATTTATAGCATTCTATGAGAGAAGGTAGAAACTTTCTACGATTGTAAGTGGGCGTAACGACACTTACAAAGGCTCGCATTGTTTAGTAATTAACTGGTTCTTTATATCTTCCTGGACATGAGGAGGGAGTTCTGAAGTATTTCTGTGCTTTCTAGGCATTTTTCTCTTGCTTCGGCGTAGTTTATTTTATTGTTTTCTACAATTGTATGTATAGAACTCCCCTTTTCACCAAGTGTATACGTATTCAAGAATTTCCAGAAGCTACTTGTGTTATCATATACATCTGGTTCAACTTGATAGCATGGAATTAGCGAAAGAAACAACAACCTATCTTGCGTATTGCCCTTGCCATTTGCATATGAGATTCTTCTCTTTATGAAGTATATGATATGTATCAATAACCAAATAAAACCAGTTGTAGGTTTTAGACAATTAAAAAATGTAATCAAAAATGCAAATACGCGAAATGCTGGGCGTTTGTGTAATAGGTCATTTGCTACAAATATAGAGACCATTGTTGCAAACGCAATAACGAAGGCGTAATATATAATACCTAATATATATATTGTCTTTCCAGAAAGTTTTATCATTCCCTTGTAGTTTATATCATCTGCATCATATACAGCGTTTTGTTCTACAAGTTTGTCATGTTCTATCTTTGATTTATATCTTACAGAATCCATATTGACGATCGTTACAGAATTAATAGTGTTCCTTGCGTTATTATATTGATCTACCGTATATTTATTTGCTAAAACTCGTATAACTTCCTCTTCAAGTGCGGCAGAATATGATTCTATCGCCGCCCTATTATTTGTATTGCGCGTTGTTATATCTGCAAAATTGGATGGTTTGGGATTTGCTTCTTTATTTGTGCCCTTTTCCCAATCTTTCCATACAACAAATTCCGCATATAAATATTCCTTCAAAGGATCTAATACCTCTTCCTTAACTCCAATCTCCATTAATAAACGATAATCGCCGCCAATGGATGCTCCACGTTGTATATCTTCTTTAGATATATTCTTTGTATATGTATCAATTGTATCTCTAATATAATTTTTATAGTTGTTAAATTTTTCAGTATCTGTAAGAGGTTTTGCGGGTGCTGATTCAAAATTAGACACTGTTTGGACTGTTGTTGGAGAGGTTGTTGTTAGAGAAGGGGGTTTAGCTGTATCAAATGCATCTGTAGAGGACTTCTTTGGAAGAATCTTATCTATGCCCGAATCTACGACACTACGTAAGAGTGTTTTACCTACATTCGTAATATCCGGTATGTTGACGGATGGGATATTATTTTTAACCCAGTCAAACATACTTCTGTATAGCAGAACATATTAATTTTTTTCGCTTTTTTCCTTCTTATCGGACAAGAGTATCTCTGGGAATCCTGATTTGCGGGTGGTATTTACCTTGACAAACTTGGGATATTTCTTGGACAGTGCCTTCACAGCCGCTAATTGAAGTGTGCGACGATTCTTGCGTGTTTGCATGCCCCCTGGCTCTTTGTAATAGGCGGTTTTGGGGGATACAAAGTTCAGCCGGACTACAGATCCATCCTGTATATAGAACTTAATAGAACGCTCATAATCGTCCTTCTCGCCTCGCTCCACCTGTATATCTTTACCAGGGTTGATACAGCCCCAGAAACTTCCGATGATAAATCTCAGGTCAGTAGTCACTGTCGGTTTCATGAAATAGCCATTCGCGCTCGGATACACGCCCCATAACGAGGCACCAGCTTTCTCACATTCTTTGAATCCCCTTTCAATAATGCCCTTCAAGCTACGGAGACGTTGTTCATGGCGTTTCGTACTAGGGGTATATTCAATGAATCCACGAATATCGTCATCGCAACACACGAGCTTTTCACCCTTCGGAAAGTTATTGAATATCCAATTGCGTACACTGGCCACTCCAGGAAGACCCACGCGTATTTTCCCATATGTTCCTGTCTTGAGGGTTTCTTTGTAGAGAGCCTCTTGTTCAGCATCGGCCACTACAACCACAATACGTTCTGCAGGAATCTTATATTCATGGAGAACGGCAAGTGTCTTATCACGGCAGGTTTCTGCCCTCTTGTAGGAAGGAATAACAACGGTATAGTCCATTCCTCTTCTGATTATAAAGCATACTTCAAATCGCCCATGCCCGACTCCACAATAAAGAAGTTTATATTTTCCACGTAGCAATTTATGCTATATACGTATGTAGTATTTGGGGGCAGGGGATATACTTGTAGATCTATCTGGAATTTACGAATCACACTGCTATTGACGGAACCTGAGGGCTGGCTCGTAGGGCTATGGAGTTCAAACGAATACACGGGTATTCTACGATTCGCGCCGCCGTCTAATGCTCTCCATGACGTGAGGTTTGTGTAAAAGGAGGTTGGCTTCGATTCCTGGAGTTCATTGCCATTCGCCAGAATACGCAGGGCGCGTATGATATCTATCTGCCCTGCGGGGACAACAAGACCCGTGGCATTTTCCATCTCCACGAAATGACTATTGCTCGGGACATTTGTCGGTATCTTCGGCCTCGTAGGCCAGTTCCACCAATTTGTGAAATTGTACGCATTATTACGGTATATGAGGGAATCAGAACGTCTCGGAAGCATTAAGATGCGCGTGATAGGATTGTGAACATCGAGTAAAAGGAGTTGGTTGGATAGGATCTCAGGGAATGAGACGCGAGTGATCTGCCTTATCAAGTACACAAGAGGCGTCGTGGCAAATATCTTTTGCTCGGACTCTGGGAGAAATACATAGGTCGTGTGCAATGTCGGATTATAGGACCACGTATTCAGTTGAGGGACTGTCTGACCAATATCCGTGAAGAAGTTGCGGATCTCGTGGTCATCATTGGAGACTGGAGTATACTCGGGAATATTTCTCTGTATACTCGCGTTGTCAGCCGAGGGAGTCACACGGAAACCGGGGGCCATGCGATTGCCAGAAGCGTCCATGAGGGTGTAGAGTTGTTGCGCCGGATTCAAATTGATCGTGATATCCACTGTGTAGTACTGTAGACCTATGAGGGGGAGTGCAGAACCTTCTTCCGTGAACCAGAAGGGCAGGGGTACATGGACAGTGTACGCAGGAATGGAGGGGACGTTCGTTTGTGCTCCTGCGGGCAGGGTCTCATCTTGATAGACCGTGGGGTATTCAGCGCCCGTGACCGTGGGATTGCCGTAGAGACCATTCGCCGGATCATATAGCTCTGGGACATCGCCCACGAGTTGTTGCCATTTCTCAAACTTGTCTTTCGGATAGTCAATGAGTGCCCTGGACATCAGATACTCGCCGGTGAATTCCTGGATCTTGTTCGGGCCACAGGTTATGTATACAGACTGAATGGCCGCCGCGCCTAGATACCGAACCCACTGGAACTGTGTCTGAGTAGCCGGGCCATTTGTGAAATCTGTGGTGCGGAATTTACTGTAGATCGCTGGAATCTCAAAGGAGAAATACATGTCGCTCACGAGGTCGCCGACACGATCTACGCGCGCTTTTATCTGGACTGTCTGGTCATACGGATAATCCGTAATACCGTCCATATTCTTGGACACAGTTTCC